ATGAATTTACTATTACGACCTCTTGACTACCCAAGTAATCCTGTATGGTCAGTAATTATTCTGACATTCCTTGCTGCAGCATTAGCGTTTGGGTATATTGTATACATAATAAAACTAGCATTTGAGGAACTAGAAGATGGGAGCATTGACACCACCAAGCAGGAAGAGCTGCTACAACTTCCGAGTGACGGAGATCAATCGTGTCCTTGATGGTGATACTATTGATGTTACTATCGACCTCGGGTTTGATTTATACAAGAAAGAAAGAGTTAGAGTTGCAGGAGTTGATACGCCAGAGAAAAGAACTAGAAATCTTGAGGAGAAGGCTCTGGGACTAGATGCTACCAACTGGATGAAAGAAAAACTAGAAGGTGCTATTGCTGGTGAAGATGAGTTATCTGTCAGAACTGAATTAGTTGGTGGTCAAGGTAAGTATGGTCGTCTTCTTGGTTGGTTGTATATTGGAGACGCAGAAGTATCATTGAATGAGCAAATGATTACTGAAGGATATGCTCATGCCTATGATGGAGGCACCAAAGATATGAATCTTGAAGCACTTCGTGTCATTCGTAGATTACACGGAACCCTAACAAATACATAAATTGTTAGTTTTCGTTACACGATTTTTCCCTACATAGTCCTATAATACTTTGTATCAGAGTGTAACAAAATGCTTGGTCTTTATGTATTAATCGTTTGTTTTATTCTACTTGTAGCGTATGCAGGTATGGAAGAAACTATACGTCTATTTGCTTACATTGATCTAGTAATTAGATATCAATGGATTAAGTTTAAAATGTTTTTGATGAAACGCAAATTAGAACAACAACTGATAAAGGATCTACCCAACTTCAATAAACTCACAAAGGAATTAAAAGATGACCAACGATAAGGAACTGTCGAATCTCAAACTTGAGAGAAAAGAATGTCCTAAATGTGGTGCTACATGGATTAACGGAAATCATATCTGGAGAGGAACTGCTAATGAAGGTAGCGAATTAGATCTTGCTGGATTGGTTTGTAACAAACTCGGTGACGAGCAATGTATTAATCCTATGAAAGGAAATGACGGCGGAACTAGCTGGGAATATCGTGCTGGATATATTGATGGCATTTATAACTCAAAGAAAAAATCGATGGAAGAAATGCGAGATCAGTTCGGGGACCTATAAATAGTAGTGGTGAACTAGTATTTTATGGCATCTGATCAAATATATCTTGGCAATCCGCTACTAAAAAAAGCAAATGTCAAGCAAGACTTTACAAAAAAACAGATTGCAGAGTATGTAAAGTGTCAGCAAGATCCTGTATACTTTACAAAAAACTATGTACAGATCGTTTCACTTGATGAAGGTCTGGTGCCATTTAAAATGTGGGACTTCCAAGAGGAGTTAATTAAAAAATTTCATAGAAGCAGATTTAACATTGCGAAGCTACCTCGCCAGACTGGAAAGTCTACGACGGTGGTTTCGTATTTGTTGCATTATGCGCTATTCAATGACAGCGTAAACATCGGTATCCTCGCTAACAAAGCAGCTACTGCTCGTGATCTACTTGGTAGATTACAAACAGCATATGAGAATCTACCGAAGTGGATTCAACAGGGAGTTATTTCCTGGAACAAAGGTAGTATGGAGTTGGAAAATGGCAGTAAGATATTGGCAGCTTCTACATCTGCGTCTGCTGTCCGAGGTATGTCGTTTAACATCATCTTCCTCGATGAGTTTGCGTTCGTACCAAACCATATTGCAGAGTCCTTCTTTGCCTCTGTTTATCCTACTATTACTTCTGGTAAATCAACGAAGGTCATAATCATCTCTACCCCACAGGGTATGAACCACTTCTATAAGTTGTGGACTGATGCTACTAACGGAAGGAATGGGTATACCTGGCACGAGGTACATTGGTCACAGGTGCCTGGACGTGATGAGAACTGGAAAGCAGAAACTATTAAGAACACGTCCGAGCGGCAATTCACACAAGAGTTTGAGTGTGAGTTTCTTGGATCTGTTGACACACTAATCTCTGCTCCTAAACTGCGAGCACTGACTTTTATTGATCCTATTAATCGTAGTAATGGTTTAGATGTATATGAAGAACCAAAAACCAATCATGAATATATTTTTACAGTTGATGTTAGTCGCGGTATTGGGGGAGATTACTCTGCTTTCATTGTTTTCGATATTACAACAGTTCCGTATCGAATAGTAGCAAAGTATAGAAACAACGAAATTAAACCTATGTTGTTTCCTAACGTCATTAATGATGTTGCCAGAGCATACAATAACGCTTGGGTAATGTGCGAGGTAAACGATGTAGGAGACTCTGTGGCGTCTATTCTTAATTATGATCTAGAGTATCCTAATGTTCTTATGTGCGCTATGAGAGGGCGAGCAGGGCAGATTGTTGGGCATGGATTCTCGGGAACCAAAACACAGTTAGGTGTTAAGATGAGCGTAACTGTGAAGAAGGTTGGATGTGCTAACCTTAAACAGATTATTGAAGATGATAAACTTATCTTCAATGACTATGAAATTATATCAGAACTTACCACGTTCATTCAGAAGAAACAATCCTTTGAAGCAGATGAAGGATTTCATGATGACTTGGTAATGTGTATGGTTATCTTTGCTTGGTTAGTCCAACAAGATTACTTTAAAGAGATGACAGACAATGATGTTCGTAGACGTATCTATGACGAACAAAAGAATCAGATTGAACAAGACATGGCACCATTCGGATTTATTACTACAGGTCTAGAAGGTGATGAAGGGTTTGTTGATGGTAACTCTATTTGGGAATATGGAGATACACAAGAGAGTGTTAGTTATATGGGTGACACATACTAATGGATGTAGAAGATCTTTTTGATTTAGATAATATTCTTTTTCGGCAAAGAAAATGTAGGTCTTGTAAAAAGACAAAAGACCTCATTACTGATTTTTATAGGACCAGACCAAACAGGCAATCTATGTCTGCATATTCCTATGAATGTAAAGAATGTACTAAAACTAGAATTAAAAACAGCAGAAAAACAGATAGTGAAAAATCTGGGTATCCTGACTGGTAGGGTGTTCGTGCATTGTTTCCCCACTTGAGCGAGTCAAAAGAATAAATATTTTTAGATCAAGTTTGGTAACTTACAGGAGATTAAACATGGCAAGTCAAGTCTCGCCTGGTATTGTTCTTAAGGAACGCGACTTATCTAATGCGGTAATCGTCGGTGCATCACAAATCACTGCCGGTGTAGCGTCATCTTTCCAGAAGGGTCCTATTGGACAACCCGTTAACATCAGTTCACAGAAAGAACTTCTTTCTGTATTTGGTGCTCCGGCAGAAGACAACGCAGAAGATTGGTTCGTAGCTTCAGAATTTTTAAATTACGGCGGAAGATTATCAGTAGTTCGTGCAGCTACTGGTGTCAATAGTGCAACAGATACATCAGCAACTGTCGTCGTAAAGAACGATGCTGATTGGGAATCAGGTAATGGCAGCGGAAACTTCTTGGTTGCAAGAACTGCTGGTACATGGGCAAACGGTTTATCAGTAGTTTTTGCTGACCGTGGTGCTGATCAGTATGTAACATTTTCTGCATTACCTGCAGGCATTGTCGCTGGTTCAACAGTAACATTTGTTGGTGGAGCAACTGGTGTTGTTTATTCATGGGATTCTGCAAGCAGAACTGCTGCAGTTATTCTCGACAACCCCGCTTCAAGATTAAAAATTAGCGATTCATTAGATTCACCAGAATTGGGAATTGCTACAGCAGCAGGTTCTATCGTTGGTGGTACTACCTACCAAACAGCAAACGCAGTTACTACTACTGGTGGAAACGGAACAGGTTTAACAGTAAACACAACAGTTACCGTAGGTACTGTATTAACATTTGTTGGCGGTCCTGCCGGAACAGCATATGTTGACGCTAATGCTGTTGCTACCACTGGTGGAACAGGAACAGGTTTAACTGTTAATATTGTAACAGCTGGTGGTGCAGTTACTGGAATCGCAATTGCTGCTGCAGGAACTGGTTACACTGTAAACGACGTTATCACCATTGCTGGTGGTGGTAGTAACGCAGAATTTGCAATCACATCTGTTGAAGGTGCTGTATCCGCAGTAGCAATTGTCGATGGAGGCAGCGGTTACGAAGTTGCTGATATCATTACAGTTACTGGTGGTGGTGTAGATGCAACATTCACTGTAGACCAAGTACAAGATGGTGCTATTAGCATCACTGGAGTTAGAGATTGGTATACCACTACAGAAATTGGTTCTACTGGTTTAACACTTACATCAATCGGTCCTCGTCCTGGCACTTCCCAGTATGCTTCTGACAAAGGTCTTAAGTATGACGAGATTCACGCTGCTGTTATTGATGTAACTGGAGAGTTTACCGGTTCTGCAAACACTGTTGTTGAGAGAATCCTTTACGGATCTAAACTCACTGATGGTAGAAGTGCTGAAGGTGCTGCTAATTATTTCAAAGATTTAATTAACACACAGTCATCTACTTTCTTCAATGGTACTGCTCCTACGGCAGGATACAATCCTTCTTCCTCTGGTGTTGGAGTTTCTGGTGGTGTTAATTCATCTACCTTATCTTCTGGAGATGCTTTCCAATTAGTTGGTTCTTTAACAACTGCCCTTGCTGGTGGTACTGACGACTATGCATACACCGCTTCAGAAATTGAAGGTGCTTATGACGAGTTTGCTGATACCGAGTTGGTTAACATCGACTTCGTATTGATGGGTGGTTCACTCTCAACCGAGACTGACACCAAAGCAAAAGCAAACAAGGTTATCTCGATTGCATCTGCTCGTAAAGATTGTGTTGCTTTCGTATCACCACACAAATCAAACCAAATCGGTACTGCCGGTGTCTTGACTGCTTTCCAGCAGAAAGAAAATACTTTGAACTTCTTCAACGGCATGACTTCAACGTCATATGCTGTGTTTGATAGTGGTTACAAGTACTACTACGATCGCTTCAATGACAAGTATCGTTACATTCCTTGTAACGGTGACATCGCAGGTCTCTGTGTTAGTACCTCATCTCTTCTTGATGACTGGTATTCACCTGCTGGTGTAAATCGTGGTTCATTGCGTAATGCAATCAAACTTGCGTACAACCCAAGCAAAGCAGATAGAGACGAACTCTATCAGAACAGAATCAACCCTGTTGTTATCTTCCCTGGTAGCGGCGTAACTCTGTTCGGTGACAAGACTGCTCTTGCTTCACCTTCTGCCTTCGACCGTATTAACGTTCGCCGCCTCTTCCTCAATCTTGAGAAGAGAGTTGGAGATCTGTCGAAGCAGGTTCTCTTTGAACAGAACGACGGCACGACTCGTGGTTCTTTTGCATCTGCTGTTAACAGCTATCTTGCAGAAGTACAAGCACGTCGTGGCGTAACTGATTTCCTCGTGGTATGTGATGAGTCCAATAACACCCCTGACGTAATTGATCGTAATGAGTTTGTTGCCGAATTGTTCGTCAAACCAACTCGCTCGATTAACTACATTACAATCACCTTTACTGCAACGAAGACTGGTGTCTCGTTCAGCGAAGTAGTCGGTAGATAATCACAATAAACAAGAGGTAAAGTAAAATGGCAACTGCATTAAACGATTTTCTCACTAAAATTGGCGAAGGCGTTAAGCCTAATATGTTTGCGGTCGATATTAATTGGCCGCAAGGATTGGCAAACAAGCCTACTGGCGACGATTTAAATTTGATCAACCTCCTCTGTAAGTCCGCAGCACTCCCAGCATCAAACCTGGGTGTGATTGAGGTTCCCTTCAGAGGAAGAACAGTCAAGATCGCAGGTGATCGTACATTCGATACCTGGTCAGCAACATTCTTCAACGACAAGGAGTTTAAGCTTCGTGCTTACTTCGAGAAGTGGTTGGAGCAAATGAACAGTCACGAATTGAATAACGCTCCGTTGTTCACTCCTGATAACACCAACGGATACATGGCAACTCTTGGAGTTAAGCAACTCCGTAAGGATGCTTCAGTCTCTGGTGGTATTCTTCGTCAGTATGATTTGTTCCACTGTTTCCCATCAAGTGTCTCTCAAATTGACCTTGCTTATGATAGCAATGATCAGATTGAAGAGTTCACTGTTGAGTTCCAGTATTCATATTGGAAGGCGGTAGATCCTAGATCTAGTCAAATCGACAGTGGAGAAGGAGACCCCGCAGGTTCTGGCATCAGAATTGGTCGTCAGTAATTGATTATAAATAGTACTATCAAGGGTACTAAATAATTAATCATGAGTCAACTGTTTGGTTTCTTAATCAACAAGAGCAAGGAGGATAGGGGTCAATCCCCTGTTCCTCCTAATAGTGATGATAGCGTAACCACCGTAGCAGGTGGTTACTTTGGTACATATGTAGATGTCGAAGGCGTATCAAAGAATGAGTATGAACTCATTAAAAGATACCGCGACATGTCACTTCATCCCGAATGCGATACTGCTATCGACGAGATTGTAAACGAGTTTATTGTTAGCGATTCTAACGATAGTCCCGTTGAAATTGAGTTGTCTAATTTAGATGTTGGGGCAGGAGTAAAGAAAAAAATTAGAGACGAATTTGATCACATCAAAAAGATGATCAACTTCGACAAGAATGCCCACCTCATTGTTCGTAATTGGTATGTTGATGGTAGAACTTATTATCATAAGGTAGTTGATTTAGACAATCCCAAGAAAGGAATTCTTGAGTTGCGCTATATCGATCCTTTAAAAATTCGTAAAGTTCGTCAAAAAATTTCAAATCCAACTGCAGCTGCTAATCCTAATTTGGTACGTGGCACAGCATTAGAATATGATTGGGGTGATTATGTAGACTATTATCTCTACAACCCTAAAGGTTTTTCTGGTTCAATGAGTCTGCCGAACAATACGGCGTCAGATTTCTCAACCAATAATGGTATTAAGATTGCTTCAGATTCTATTGCCACCTGCAACTCTGGTGTATTAGATCTAAACAAAAAATATCAATTAAGTTTCTTACACAAATCAATAAAAGCACTCAATCAACTACGAATGATTGAAGATAGTCTTGTTATCTACAGACTATCAAGAGCACCAGAACGTCGCATCTTCTACATTGATGTTGGTAACTTACCTAAAGTAAAAGCAGAACAATATCTGCGTGATACTATGGCACGTTATCGTAACAAACTTGTATACGATGCGAGCACTGGCGAGATTCGTGATGACAAAAAGCATATGAGTATGCTTGAGGATTTCTGGTTGCCCCGTCGTGAAGGCGGTCGCGGTACAGAAATTACAACTCTACCTGGTGGTCAGAATCTAGGTGAGCTCAAAGACGTTGAGTATTTCAAAAAGAAATTATACAACTCTCTGAATTTACCACCATCACGTTTGACTGATGATAACAAGGCATTCAACCTTGGTAAGTCTACAGAGATCCTACGTGACGAACTTAAGTTTACTAAATTTATCGGTCGTCTACGCAAAAGATTCTCAAGTATCTTTCAGGATATTCTTAAAACTCAACTTATCCTAAAGGGTATCATCACCCCAGAAGATTGGGAGGACATGGAAGAGCATATTCAGTATGACTTCCTCTTCGATAATCACTTTAATGAGTTGAAAGAACAAGAGATGATGATGCAACGCATCACTCTTGTCACCCAGATGGATCCTTTTGTTGGAAAGTATTTTTCTACAGAATACATTCGTCGTCACGTCCTTATGCAAACTGAAAAAGAGTATAAGGAAATTGACAAACAAATCTCATCTGATATTGATAGCGGCATGGCAATTGATCCAGTCGATGTTAATAGTATGGATATGATGGGTCAACAAAATACTGCGTATGCCCCAGAAATTGCAGCGCAACAAGCATCTGATTCTGCTGATCGTGAACTCGAAAAAGCAAAAGAGATGGATAAATTAAAACCTGCGGCATCTGCCGCAAAACCAAAGTCTAATAAATAATTGATATCTACGGATAATTTTAAGTTATGGATACTCCATTGGAACCAGAATTGGTTGACATCGTTGATTTGATTGCAGATAAAAAACGCGGAGAAGCATTAGATAAGATTAATGATTATCTATTTTCTAAAGCATCTGACGTTATTGATACCTACAAACAATCAGTAGCTTCAACATATTTTGATGAACCTACTGTAGAACCGTCAGCAGAAGAATGAAACTTATCACAGAGAACATCGAGGATATCCAAATTCTCACCGAAGAAAAGGATGGTAAGAAGAACCTTTATATTGAAGGGGTATTCTTACAATCTGAAATTAAAAATCGTAATGGTAGAGTATATCCTTTCCGAGTTTTGGAAAAGGAAGTCGCTCGCTATAATGAAGAGTATGTCAAAACTGGACGTGCTTTAGGTGAGTTGGGTCATCCCGATGGTCCTACTGTGAATCTTGATCGTGTTTCTCACAGAATCACATCACTGAAATCCGAGGGTAATAACTTCATTGGTAAGGCACAAATTCTTGCTACACCGATGGGTGGTATTGCAAAGTCTCTTTTAGAAGAGGGTGTAAAACTTGGAGTTTCTTCCCGTGGTATGGGCAGCATTGACCGTCAGGAAAGTGCTTCTTATGTTATGGACGATTTTATGTTAGCAACTGCTGCTGATATCGTAGCAGACCCTTCCGCCCCTGACGCATTTGTCAATGGTATTATGGAAGGAAAAGAATGGGTATGGAACAATGGTATTCTAAAAGAGAAAACTATTGCTAAATACCAAGGATACATTAATGAATCGTCAAAGAAAGAGTTGGAAGGTAGAACACTACAGGTGTTTGAGCATTTCCTTTCAAATCTCTAATATTAATAAATAATCATAGAATAATTATCAGAAATTTACGGGGAAACTCACAATGTCAGATATGTTAAAGGAAAAATTTGAGGAGTTTGTAACCGAATCAGGTCTGGTTGTGGAAAGTGGCGATGCAATGCCAACTGTTTCCGCATCCGTCATTCCTGGTGGTGGTTCTTACAGTGCTTCTAGTCAATCAAGCACAGAAGTAAACTCCGGTGGCGGAAGCGCAGAAGGTAAAACTACTGTGGGCACCGATGCCGTTAATGGTTATGGAGCACAACAGTCAGTAACAGATAACGGTGGTCCACGTCCAGATGGAAACGATGAGGGCGAGGATAATCCTGGCGCTAAAGCATCGGCTCCTGTTGGTGCTAAAGGAGCACAAAGCGATGGTACTGCACAGACCTCTAGCATCAATGATGCTGGCGATCAAGGCAAGACTGTTACTGTTGGTGCAGATGCAGCATATGCTACATCTACTGGTCCTGATGTATCTTACCCCATCAAACCTTCCTTCGAGTCTCTCGATATGAGTGCAGACGTTGCTGCACTTACCGAAGGTACAGAACTCTCTGAAGAGTTCAAAGCAAAAGCAACGACAATTTTTGAGGCAGCAGTCAAATCAAAACTTTCTGAAGAGTGGACAAAACTCGAAGAGCAGTTTGGGACTCGCCTTAATGAGCAAGTAGCATCTGTTAAAGCAGAACTTGCTGAAGAAGTTGGTGGCACCGTTAAGTATGCTATCACTTCATGGTTAGAAGAGAACCAAGTATCTATCGATAGAGGAATCCGTAACGAAATTACGGAAGACTTTATTGCTGGACTTAAGAATCTCTTCCAAGAGCATTATATTAGTATCCCTGACGACAAAGTTGATGTCGTTGAAGGTCTGACTGATGACATTCGTAAGATGGAAGAAAGCCTTGACGAACAGGTCAAAGCAAATGTGAAACTTCAAGGTCGTCTTGATGAGTCTGCAAAAACTGTAGTTCTGAATGTAGTTTCAGAAGGATTGGCAGACACTCAAAAGGACAAATTAGCTTCTCTCGCTGAAGGCGTAGAGTTTGAGACAGAAGAGAAGTTCGCAGAGAAACTAAAAACTCTCCGCGAGTCATACTTCCCCTCGGGTTCTGCTGCTCCTAAAGCAGAAGTTACCGACGAAACCCCAGTAGAAGCCGAAGAGATTACCCCAGCAATGGCACAGTATCTCAACGCTATCAACCGCTGGAATTCCTGATAATATAAAAACAACACTTAAAAAAACTCGGAGACAAAATGTTTAACGCAGAACATCTCCAGGAAAAGTGGGCACCTGTTCTTGGTTCCGAAGGCGCATCGCCTATCGGCAACCGTTATAAGAAGGCAGTAACCTCCGTCCTCCTGGAAAACCAAGAAAGATTTTTACGCGAAGAGCGTGGAATGTTAAGCGAAGTTGCAGTTAACGGCCTTGGCGCTGGTACTGTTTCTCCCGCTGGATCAGCACTCGGCAATGCTAACACTGCAGGACTTGCAGGTTTCGACCCCGTACTGATCTCACTCGTCCGTCGTGCAATGCCTAACTTGATGGCATATGACGTTTGTGGCGTCCAACCAATGAGTGGTCCTACTGGACTTATCTTCGCAATGCGTTCACGCTACGAGAACCAAGGCGGCGAAGAAGCCTTGTTCAACGAGCCTGATAGCGGATTCTCTGCAGCACATGACGCAACTCAAGGAGCATATACTCCTAGAACTGGCGCTGGTGTTGGTGGCGATTCAGAAGGTAACAACCCTGCATTGCTTAACGATTCATCTGCCGGAACCTACGAAGTAGGACGTGGCATGAGTCGCGAAGCTCTTGAGCAAATGGGCGAATCAGGTAAACTGTTCCGCGAGATGTCATTCAGCATTGAGAAGACTTCTGTGACTGCAAAGTCCAGAGCTTTGAAAGCAGAATACACCTTGGAACTGGCACAAGACCTTAAGGCAATCCACGGTCTTGATGCAGAGCAGGAACTTGCTAACATCTTGTCAAGCGAAGTTCTTGCAGAAATCAACCGTGAGGTTGTTCGTACTGTATATACAGTTGCTAAAAAAGGCGCACAGAACAACGTTGCTAACGCTGGTATCTTTGACCTTGACGTTGACAGCAACGGTCGTTGGTCAGTTGAGAAGTTCAAAGGACTTCTTTTCCAAATCGAGCGCGATGCTAACGCTATTGCACAAGAGACTCGTAGAGGAAAGGGCAACTTCCTGATCTGTTCAGCAGACGTTGCTTCAGCACTTGCAATGGCAGGTGTACTTGACTATTCTTCAGGTCTTAACGGCGCTGGTGGTCCTTCCATCGGTGAAGTTGATGACACTGGTAACCTTGCTGTTGGTACTATCAACGGTCGCATTAAGGTCTACGTTGATCCTTACTCTGCTAACCTTTCCGACAAGCACTACTACGTCATCGGATACAAAGGTACATCACCTTATGACGCAGGACTGTTCTACTGTCCTTACGTTCCCCTCCAGATGGTTCGCTCGATCGATCCTAACAGCTTCCAACCAAAAATTGGTTTCAAGACTCGTTACGGCATGGTCAGCAATCCTTTCGTCACCACCAACGGAACCTACAACGGAACCCCCGATGGCGAATCACTTACGGCAAACGCCAACATGTACTACAGAAGAGTACAGGTTATCAACCTTATGTGATTCATCACACAGGTTTCTTACAGACCTCCCAGCAATGGGGGGTCTTTTTTTGTCTAAATAATTAGAGACTATACCATGGGGTTATTATGCCGTCCCTAGAAGAAGCGAAAGCAGCAAAAGCAGCAAAACCTACACCAGTCACCGCTCAAGTGACCGAGCAAGTACCGAGCAAGTCGCCAGTCAAAGTGATTGCCCTTGCTTTAGGATCGGTATTTGCTTTAGCACATCTAGGTTTACTTGGTTATGTAATTAACAGACCAGAAGAACCAAAACTTCCTCAAGTACCTACGATCAACATTCCTCACGGTGACTATTCATCTTATACTATCAAAGCAGGCAAAGATGGATATGAGATTGAATACAAAGCAAATGATCCTGCTATTTTAGAATCTCAAAGATCATTATCTACTGATAGTAATAAGAAAGGATTATTTGGAGGCGGCACTGAAAGTCGTCGCGAGTGGCGTCGTGATCAATTCACAATGGACGGCACACGCAACCTAGGAGGTGCTGTATTAGACGGCGAGGGAAAGTCTGCAAAAGACATAGAGTGCATCGTGGCGGACGCTGGAGCACGGTCACAAGGTGCAATGGCGGGTAGTGCTATCGCTGCTGGTGTTGCTGTTCCTGCTCTTGCTAGCATCCCCTACGTTGGTTGGTTGGCAGGTGGTTGGGCATTGTTACTAGGACAGAAAGCAGGTTCTGAACTAGGATCCCAGGTAGGTACAGTCTTCAATGACTGCTAAATAGTAGTGCTTGGGACGCTGACATGTCTGCTAATTGGTACAAGGAACAACCTAAAAATAGAAACTATTTAACTCCTGTTGGATTCAAGTTAAAACTTGAAAGATTTTCTGGTGTTGATTTCTTTTGCCAAGCAGTAAATCTTCCTGATGTAGAGATGCCCTTCACAGAAGTGCAGACAAGATTTAGGGGAGTTCCTATCATTGCTGGCGGTGGCGTTACTTATGGTAATCTGCAACTTCGTTTTATTGTAGACGAAGATATGGCAAACTACACTTCAATATGGAACTGGATTAGAGACAACGGCAATGCAGAATCTGGCGGTGAAGTAGAAGGTCTTGGTTATTCTGGTGCCCAACTAGAAATTCATACCTCAAGTAACAACATAAACTTTGTTATTGATTTTGAAAAAATCTTTCCAATATCTCTGACAGAGTTAGTGTTCGACGCTTCATCACAGGACATTGATTTCTTCACATCTA